CGGTTTGGGCTTTCCTGATTTGGTCGTTGGTATCGGCGGGGTTACGGTACTGGTCGAGATAAAGTCTGAGGATGGCGAGCTAAGAGCATCCCAGAACCTCTTTATACGGTCCTGGCGAGGCTCTAAGGTTGAAGTGGTACGAACCACTGAGGATGTCATTGCGCACGTCCAGCGGGTTCGTAGTCGGTTTAATCCGTGAGCCAATACGCTTGACGAATCGAAACGCTACGCCCAAACTATCCTTACGCAATCCAAGCGAGGGTCGTCAATTGCCGGGAATACCGCTCAACAAGCTTTTAGGCACCAAGCCTCCTCCGCCTCGCAGACCTGACGGCAAGTTCGCTCCGCCTCCGCGCTATCGGAGCCGCGGTTAATGCTCGCTCTGCCCAGCCATCTTCGCCGGTCAAGACCCAATCCGCGTAACTATCGTCCCTCCACGACCGAGCGAGGGGGGCATTTAAGCCAAGAGACCATCAATTTCATTCCTGCAAGCTGCAAGCTTCGTCCCTTACGCGATCAGATGATTGTCGAGCCCCTGGATGTTGTGATGTCGCGCTTGCTGATTATCCCGCCACACAGCACCAAACTAGTTCGCGGTATCGTGCGTGCCATTGGTCCAGGGCATTATCCCCATCGCTACGATCACGCCGAGAAGCACAAACGAACCAAAGTATTCGCCGGTACCGTATTCCAGCCGACTGAGTGCCGCGTAGGCCAAATCGTTCATTTGGACGGCCGACAGACCGGAACAGGAGCTTTTGAGCAATTTTGGTATGGCGATAAGATCCATCTGCATTGCCGCGAGGCCGATGTAGCGGGCGTCGAGTCATGAGCAATCGTAGGCGTCAGGCCGCCCCAGAAGCCCCACAAGCAGAGATTGAGGTTACCCCCTTACCTGCGTACCCCACTCACTGGAACAAGGGCCAATTACTCGATCTGAAGAAATTCACGGACGGTAGTGCTCGAGCGACTCTCCTTGGCGAGGAATTCGACCCACAGGCTAATAACGCCGTGCACTTTGATTCCTTGTGGGCAGCGCAGCAATGGATCAGTGAATGGTACCAACGGGAGCATCAAAGCCGATGAAGAAAACCCAATTCCCCAATCCCGCCTGCTATTCCGTTGCGATGTCTACTGAGACCGGCTGTATTGTCATGGTCAGGGATAGCGGCAAGGAGCGCACTGTCGTTGGTTCTCTCACGCGAGAGGACTCGATTAGGTTCGCCAATGAGCTGCTCTTCTGGGGTAATGATGCGGTGCAAGAAGATAGCCCTGAGCCTATTGGGGATGCGATTAACTGATGGCTCAACGTGGTGCCTGGACACCCCAAAAGGTCAGGGACCGCATCAAGACCAGTATGCTGATTAGGCGGCTTACAGATCATGTGGTTGGCAAAGTAGAAGTCAGCCCTACCCAATTGAAAGCAATTGAAATTTTGCTGAAGAAGTCATTACCCGATCTATCGAGTGTTGATACGACCCTCCACGGTGATCCTCTAGCCCCGATCGTGCTCACCCAGGCCGATGGCAAGCTTTAAGCTTACTGCCCGCCAGGAACAGGCCAATGAGCTATTAGCTTCAGACGCCACGCATATCATGCTGGCCGGCGGATCACGATCCGGTAAGACGCTGCTTATCATTCGTGCTCAGGTGGTGCGCCGACTCAAGGCTCCAGGCTCACGCGGTGCGGTACTGCGCTTTCGCTTCGGTCACGTCAAGCAATCGATCATTCATGACACGTTCCCCAAGGTTATGAAGCTATGCTTCCCTAAGGTTGACTACGAACTCAACCGCTCGGACTGGTTTGCGACCTTTCCTGGAGGCTCAGAACTCTGGTTCGGGGGATTGGACGATAAGGAACGTACCGAGAAGATCCTGGGTAGTGAATATGCCGATATCTTCTTGAACGAGTGCAGCCAAATCCCCTACTCGAGCCGCAACATGGCGGTGACTCGGTTAGCTCAAATGGTCAAGCAGAAGGTCGATAACATCGAAAGCATCCTGCCGCTCAAGATGTACTACGACGAGAATCCCCCCGACAAAGGTCATTGGACGTACAAGATGTTCAAGACCAAGATGGACCCGGAGACCAAAGGGGCTCTACCAAATCCCGATAACTTCGCCTTCATGCAGTTGAATCCACGCGATAACATGGAGAATCTGAACCCCGAGTACATTAAGACGCTCGAGGCACTCCCCTTACGACTTCGCAAGCGCTTCCTGGATGGAGAATTCCGTGATCAGACGCCCAATGCGCTGTTTTTGGATGAGAACCTGGATAAATGGCGCATCATCGATCAGGAACTGCCTGACATGCTTAGGATGGTGGTAGCGGTTGATCCTTCGGGTGCTGAGGAAGAGGACAACATCGATAACGATGAGATCGGGATCAGCGTCTGTGGCCTAGGCGTTGATGGTAATGGCTATGTGTTCCAGGACCTGACAGTGAAGGCTGGACCCGCTACGTGGGGCCGTGTCGCGGTGCAAGCGTACTTACGTGAGAAGTGTGACCGGATTGTGGGGGAGGTGAATTATGGGGGCGCCATGGTGGGACACGTCATCCGTACCGCAGCAATGGAGCAGAAGACACGCGTCCCGTTTCGAACTCTTACCGCCTCCCGAGGTAAGGTGGTACGAGCTGAGCCGATATCAGCGCTATTTGAAACAGGCAAGTGTAGATTGGTCGGGTTTCACAGGGACCTTGAGGAAGAACTCAGTGGCTTCACGACCTACGGCTTTACCGGCGATCACTCACCGAACAGGGCAGATGCCATGATTTGGTGTTTGAGCGATCTGTTCCCGGAATTAACCAAGCTTCCGGAAGAGAAGAAAGAGCTTAAATCTCAGGTTATTATGCGTGGTAGCAATCAGTCGAATGCGTGGATGAGACGTTGATGGAGGTCATGATGGAGGTCATGGTATGGATGTTTTGGGGAGCATTGGGCGGCATACTTGCGCTCATCTGCGCCGTTATTGGAGTTTATTTGGGCTGTTGGGCTACATATGCAGTTTGCTGGATTGGGATGACTATCTGGCGCAGTGTGTGGTCCGGTCATGAGCGTCCCAAACTCCGAGATTGGACCTGACCAACAATATGCAGCATAAGTCAGTACCAAGTGCGAGCCGTCCGGCGGTTTACTGCATAAATATGCGCATAACGCCAACCTCCGATATCCAATACGGCTTCAAGGTTTTATATCCAGAGATGCCGTCGCCCGAACTAATGGCGCACTTCAAATATCTGAAGGTCGTTAAACCATGGTGGAAGGTTCTACTGCGTGCATGGGGCATTCCCGTGCAATATGAAGTGGTGTCCGCATGAGCGACGCCACGCAAGATTCCACCGTTAAGGTTACCTACTTTCGAGCATCAGGCAAATGCGAGATCCGTGGCTTGTATGGGGTGATTACGATTCATGCGGTACCCGGTGAACATACTTTTCAGGAATTGGAGTGCTATTACAAAGCCATGATGGGTCTCTCTCTGAGACAGATGGCGGAATTGGTGCATGGCGTATGAGTGAGATCCGCGACCCCGACTTCGACGCTATCAGCGAGAAATCGATTTTCGAGGAAGCGAAAGACCGGCTTAAAATCTGCGTAGATGCCGAGTCCTCGAACCGCACGAAGGCCAAAGCAGCCCTACGCTTTCGCGAGGGGGATCAGTGGGATTCGGCTCCGGTTACCTCGGCGAGCATGGCTGAACCTGAGCTGACCATCAATCTAACCGATGCTTTGGTGCGCCGCGTCGTCAACAATATCAAGCAGCAACGACCTCGGGGTAAAGCGCATCCGGTAGGCGATGGGGCAAATACCGAAACGGCAGAGGTTATCAATGGCATAGGACGGCACATTGAGACGCGCTCCGAAGCCTCAATTGCCTATGACACGGCGGCTGACTGTGCTGTGACGGCGGGCTGGGGCTACTTTCGGCTGGTTGCTGAGTTTGTGGCACCGGATAGTTTCGATAAGGATCTGCGCATCCTGCCGATTCAGAACATTTTCACGGTTTACATGGACCCATCGGCCGTGATGCCTGCCGGCCAGGATGCCCGATGGTGCCTCATTTCAACCAAGATGAAGCGCACCGAGTACAAGCGTCAGTATCCCAAGGCTGAAAACGTCAGTTGGGCTGACAGTGGGCGTGAGGAATCCAATGCCGATTGGGAGGACAAGGAAGAGGTTCGTCTAGCCGAATACTTCCGCATCCGTGAGAAGTCAGAGAAGCTCTACCGCATCAAGCGGGCCAATGGCGAGGAATACACGCGGTTCAAGTCTGATCTACCGGCCCCCGAGTCCCTAGCCGCTTTGGGGGACAAAATAGCGGATGAGCGCGACTCGAGCCGCCAGCAGGTGGAGTGGTTTCGCCTGAACGGTACTAAGGTTGTGGATCGAGAGGAGATCCCAGGGGAGCACATACCGGTATTTAGGGTAGCCGGCAATGTCGCTGATATTGATGGGGAGGTGATCCGCCGCGGCATGGTGCAGGGGATGGAAGACCCGCAGCGCATGGTCAATTATGGCGAGACGGCCAAGATCAAGCGGTTGGGCCTAGCCAAGAAGGCACAGTGGACTGCAGCCGAGGGGCAGTTAGACGGGCATCCGGAGTGGGAGCGCTCCAATATCGATGCGGTGATGGTGCTGACCTGGAAACCGGTTACGATCATGACGGCAGCTGGGGAGCAACTATTGCCTCCGCCACAAGCCCTGCCACCAGCGCAGATTGAGGCGGGATTCACCGAATTCGTGCAAGGCATGCGCACCAACTTGATGGCGGTTGCCGGCATGCCGTCGGAACCCGGAGCGGATACGCAAGGGACGGTGGTCTCGGGTAAGGCCATTCAGAAGCGCCAGGGGTATTCAGATCAATCGCACTTTCAGTATTACGACAATCTGACCTTGGGCATTGCGCAGTGCTGGCGGGTAATGCTGTCCTGGTTCCCGCACTATTTCAGTGAGGAGCGCATGCAGCGCATCATCGGGGAGGATGGAACCCCTGAGATGGTCAAACTCAATGAGCCGGTAGAGGATGAACCAGGCGTCAAGACGATTAAGAATGATCTTTCTGTGGGTCGCTACGATGTGGTGATGGATACCGGGCCCGGTTATCAGACCAAGCAGGAAGAGGGGGCGGATAACCTGATTGCCCTCTTAAGCATCGCGCCATTGGCTGAATTGATCGCCAAGACCGGTCCAGACCTCGTATTCCGCTCACTCGACCATCCGTACATGCAGGAGTTGGCTGACCGTTTGAGCGCACAGAACCCCGAGGGGCTCAAGAAGATCATGGCAAGCCTCTCCGGGCGTGCTAGATCCTTGGTCCAGGCGCTATCCAATGAGAATTCGCAGTTGAAACAAGCGCTACAGCAAGCCCAGATCGAGGCTAAGTACGGCATTGCCAAGGCGCATATCGCGGCTACGGTCAAGGCCCACGATGTTGAAGAATCGAACAAGACTAAGCGCCAGGACACGCTGAGCCGCGATCAGACTGTCATTACGAAGGAGGCCATGGGTACTCATCGGGCATTGGCCGTAGAGGAGATACGGGCGAGTGCCGACATTATTGGCAAGCATCAGGACGCGGGCTACGAGGCCATTGCGCGCAAAGAGACCGAAGAAGCGGCGGTTAAGGCTGAAAATGGTAACGGTGCAGGCTAATGGAGAATATCATTCAAGAGTTTGAAAAGATTCTCAATCATAAGCACCACCATCACCGGGCGCCTCCGAGTGCGCCTTATCTATCGAATATCACCATTAAGGAAACTTCCATGAGTATTACTGGCGTAGTTTTACCGATCATTGACTTGACTTTGACCCTTCCGACTACCCGCAATGACGGCTCTGCCCTTGCGGTCACTGAGATTCAAAGCGCGACCATTCTTCGGGATCCGGGCACTGGAGCTGTAACCTTGACTGTACTGCCTGGGCCGTTCAGTGGCGCTACCGCAATATTTGCCGACGTACAGCCGGCGACGGGCACGGACATTTACAGTTTCTTCGTCACCGACACCAATGGCAAACAGGGCGATACCAGCCTGCCAGTCAGTGTCACTGTGACGGGAGTACCGGCTGCAGCCCCGCCTTCTGCCGGAACGTTGACCGCGATTGCCCGGGTGGGCGCTACGGCTCCGGTTGTGCCGCCGAGCTCCACCATCACGCCAATACTCTCCACGACTCCGGTTGTGCCGCCCAGTTCGACCACCCCGCTGCCCGCGACCAATACGGGATTCCCGCCGAGCAAGCCTTTCCCGAATGCTTAGTATTTGCGTTCCGACCTGGAATCGCTCCAAGTTCCTGAAATGGAGCTTGGAGCGACTTTCTTATGATTTTCCAGACGCCGATATTGTGGTGTCAGACAATGCCTCGACGGACGATACGCGTACCGTTGGGCTCAATTATCGTTACATCCGCCAAGATTCGAACATTGGCGCATTTCCCAACATGTTCGCAGCATTATCGGCGGCGAAGGGCGATTATGCGGTCTATTGTGCCGATGACGACTATTTGCTCCCCGGTCCCATGGCAGCGGCTATTGCGTTCATGGACGAACACCCCGAGGTGCAGGCCTACTGTGCGCCGTGCGAACTGTGGAATGAGGTGGCGAAAACACCCTTCTGGAATGCCTACAAGCTCAAAGAGCCCCTGACCTTCTCGAAGGCTGACGGGATGGACCTATTCAACTTCCTAATTTGCTCTCATGTCTGGCCCGAGCATTGGATCTACCGGCTACCATTGGCCATCAAGCCGCGTACCGAGGCTTATTGGGCGTTCGTAGACATTCCTGACCTACTAGCCAGGGGTTCTATCCATTTCAGCCCCGTGCCCTTCTACCGCAATCTGATCGTCAGCGCGGTGGGGGATCGGGTGCAGTTGGGCAATGAGCAATGTCTGACGCATTTTGAGCAGTACCGTGCAGGGCTCGAGGTCTTGGCCTTTGGGCTCTTTGGAGACGGATTGCCCTATGCGGCCCGACATCGCATTCAGGAAATGATCCAGTGGTTTCTATGCGCTCGCATGGATATTGCGGCGCAATTGCATGAGCGGCATGGGCGAGAAGCGGAGGCGCAGATGCTGAGAAAGCGTCTAGCCATTGCATCGCCGGCACGAGATTCAGCACAAGCAGCATAGGGGCTTTTATGACGGTTACGGTACTCGATAGCTCAGATTTGGTTCAGTCGCTCATGACGGGAACGATCCCGGTGCCGAAGGGTATCGCGGAGGATAACGCGGCCCAGGCGGCTAAGCGGGAGGCTAAGGCACCGGCGACGCCTAAAGAGACGCATGTGGTACAAGATAATACGCCTGCCAAGGAACCGGAAGCCAAGATCGAGACACCACCTGCCGAGCCGACCGAAGACGAAGAGGGCGAGGACGGTCTAACCGCCAAGCAGAAAAGCGAATGGACTGCGGCAATGAAGAAGACCATCGCCAAGAAACATCGGCTACAGAAGGAAGCCGAGGAACTGGCGGCATCCGAATACAACCGCAGTCGCTTAGCCGAGGAGCGTGCTGCCCGTCTTGAGCGCGAGATCACGGTGCTGCGGGAGCAGAATAAGCCCGTTGAGGTCATCGAAGGGCCACCCGATCCCGCCAAATTCGAGACCGAATCGGCCTATCAAGAGGCGATGATTGACTATAGGGTAGATCTGAGGCTCAAGGATCGTGAGGCGAAGGATGCCAAAGCCCGCGAGGATGCGCAGCAACAGGAGATGGTCCAACATGCCGAGGCCCGCATTGAGCGCGCGATAGACATTGTGCCGGACTTCAAAGAGGTCACGGAAGCGGTGGATATGACGGTTCCGCCGCACATCGCCGCCTACATGCAGGAGTCTGATTTGTTCGCCGAACTCGGCTATAACTTCGCGAAGCATCCGGACGTATTGACGAAGTTAGCCGAATATACCGACGGTTTAAAGCCCGGTACGCAGGCATTTGTGAGAGGAATCACACGTTCACTAGTTGAACTTGGCAAAATTGAGAGTAAGCTTTCCCCATTCGCATCAGCGAAAGCCGATGACAAGCCAAACGGCGTAGAGCCGAGTCAGAGTAACGGCGTCAAGCCGAGCACCGAAACGGGTACAGCCCCGAGTAAACCCCGCGTCCAAGCGCCGATCATTCGGCCATTGAGTGCAGGCAGTGGTGCCCAAGTCGAGAAGGATCCGAGCGAGCGAACAGCCGCAGAGGATACGGCGATCTGGCAGAAGAAACACGGCATAACGCTCACGGCTCGAAAGAGGCACTAGATTCGGGAAACATAATAGTTTTCGGTCTAGGAGTATTAGGTGGCCAATCAGCTACTCACGATTAGCATGATCACAAATCGGGCACTGCCGGTGCTGTCGAACTTGTGTGTGTTAACCGATAAGTTCAATTAGCGTAAGCCGAGTTGAATGAAAACCCCGTTAACTGCTGGAAACCCCTTAGAGCCTGAGTCGCTACAACGTAGTTAGAAATGACAAGCGTGAACGCAGAAAAGATCCAGGATTGGGCAATCAGCAAGCAAGCCGAATGGTATAATTCGGAAGCTTCAACGACTAGCCGAAAGGCGTACACCCAAGCGGGTGGAAATGCGGGGCAGATGTGGATAGGTTCTGGTCTAAGACTGAGAAAGTCGTCAACGGATGCATAATCTGGAAAGCGGCTAAGAATTGTTGGGGTTATGGCGTTTTCGCTCTTAGCAGTAAGAGAAAGAACGTTGTAGCGCACCGAGTAGCGTGGATGCTTGCGGGGCCTCGACCCAGCATTGCTAGGCGCTTCGGTGTTAGTACCGCTATGGTGCACCACATTCGCTCACGAAGATCATGGACTCATATCTGAAGATATAGTCTGAACTGCTGGGAAACCTGCAGCCCCGAAAGGGGGAGATGGAAGTAGCGTTCCGTTTCTAACGAACTGAGGCAGTACGATTCGGAATTCGGCGTCAAGGGCCGCAAGATAGGCGGCACCTGTAACGTGCGCATGCCGCCGCGGTATTTGGGTACCTTCGGTCCGGCGCTGAACGTCGAGCCGTCGACTGAGAACTACGTACCGGTGTCGATCCTGTACCAGTTCCACGTCGACATTCAGTTCAACACGATCAACATGCTCTTGGACATCGATGAATTCGAATCTCGATTTATTGAGCCCGCATGTATGGCGGTGGGTAATCGCATCGATAATGATGGCGCGTATTTTGCCTTCCAGAACACATCCATTCGGTTGGGAACGCCGGGAACGGTGCCAACAGCCTATAAGGCGTTCTCGGATGCCAGGGCCTACCTCGTATCTGAGGGCATGCCGCGTGGCATGATGCCGAATGCGGTTTTGCATCCTTTTGCATCTTCCTCCATGGCCGATGCGCTGAAGGGTCTGTTCAACCCGCAAGTCAAGATTAGCGATTTCTTCGAGACTGGCCTCGTCGCTCGTAAGACAGCCGGAGCTGACTGGTTCGAAGATCCGAACATTGCAAACTACACGGTTGGTACTCTGACCGGTACCCCGGTTCTGGTCGGCATCACGACCGCAGCGGGTGGTAGTGCGATTCTGACCTCCGGTTGGGCACAGCAGGGCGTTTTGAACCTCTCGGGCCTCACCAATACAGCCGCCCAGGTCTATGTAGGAGACACCATCACGGTGGCGGGTACCTACCCCGCGAATCCGCAGTCCCGCGGCCGATACAGCAATACGCTGAAGACCTACGTAGTATTGCCGCCTGGTGGCTATGCACAGATGACCGGAGTTGCAACGCCCGGCGGTCCGCAGTTCGTTCCCGCGACCCTGGCCGCCGGCACTTTCAACTCCACTCCGGGTAGCGCAACGGTGGGTCTGTACACCTCGAGCG